AAACACAAATAAACACAAATAGACTGAAATGGATAATAGTGGGTCTATACTTGGTAGACCCACCCACTATCCACTAAAATAATTTGGTAGAATTATTTTCTAAATATAAGTATAAAATGCCAACAACTTATGTACAACTAAGTAATCCAAGATTTTCAAAACCTGCTAGATTAAAAGGTAGTAAAGCAGGCCGTAGGAACTTAAGAACAGCAATGAAAAAAACCAGCAAAAGAGGTGCGTATGCTAGAGGTAGGAAGAAAGTATTTATGAATCGTAGAGCACCATTTACAGAAACTAAATCTAAGACGAGTGAAGATCTCAGAGCAGATTTCCCTAGTCTGATAGATCATTTAGAGTTAGATACAGCGGTAACAGAACGCCGGTATTTAAATCCAGATACATATTTTATATTTAAACAGGGACTCGAGGAACACCAAATGATAGGTAATTCAGTATATGCTAAATACCTCAAGCAAAAAATTCATATTAGATTCCCTCAACCACAGTTTTCTACTGGTGGACAAACCAAGGTAGTACCCTTAGTCCCTCAAGATTACAGGTTAATCTGGGGTTGGATTCCTTCTCCATTAAACTTAACAGGAACCACTGATCCAAAAGCGAATGAAATGACATTAAATGAAATTAACACCTATATTAATGACCGAGTATCAGATTACATCGACAATCAAAAAGATCGCATGAGGTACATCCCGAAAAAAGCATCCACAATTAGAATTATTGGTAACCGTAGGATTAGACCAAACTTATCAAGAATGAGTACAGCACCACCACAAACAATAGATAGCGTTACTGGTGCCGATTATGTAGTAGGTAGCATTCCCGATGTACACACTAGCGTAGAATGGAAGTGTATGAGAAAATTACACTATGAAAAATCAAGTAAACTAATGCCTGAAGAGGGCCACTTCTTGAACTACGGATTCCTTCCTTTCTGCTGTTTCGTAAATTACGATTTCGAGAATTTACCGGACACAGGTAATCCACAAGATAGACAAGTATATATGCCAGCAATAGCAACCAATTCGTGCCTATGGTATTCAGATTCTTAAAAGTACCTAAAGATTAAATTATAATATAAATTATAAAATGGAGTTGAGCGACATAGACAAAGCAAATTTCACATTTATCACATTCCGGGCACATGTATCGGAACCTCAAGTATTTGAGGATTTTATCAATATTTTTTTACCCTATATATCTTTAAAATTCCCTTTTTATATTTACTCTATCGAAGACGACGATACACCTAGTCGTCATATCCATTTACTTCTACAACATGATCAAAAAGATAAACAAAAATTAAAACAGAAAATAGAAGCAAAATATTTCAAAGATTTCTTAAAATCACTTAAAAGCAAGGAAACAGCCTTAGCGCATGCGCTAAAGTATGGCAAAGGTCCCGACGGGGAAGACTTTGGTTTCACAATGAAAATTGAAGACAAAATGAAATGTATAGGATATATCTACAAAGATATAACAAGAAGAAACAGAACAGAAGGAATATCTCAAGATTGTATTACGCAATGTTGTGATTTCTATTACGCAAACAGAAGAATTAAAAACTCGTCTGATAACGATTGGAAAATAATTACTAGTAAAAATTTCCATATAAAATTAGAGCAATATGCTACTGAAAATGATAAGACGGTACACGACTATGATTTGGTAGCAAGAATGACACATGATAAACACAGTTTTCAAATTTCGGCAAAAGATCAAGAAAAATACATTTGCGAGTTAAGATTCGCAAACAAAGAATACGACACAAAAAATGAAGAATTTTATGAAATAAATAAATTCCAAGAAAAAACAAAGTTAACAGAAGAAGATAAATATATATCATATTTACAATCAAAATTGAAATCGGCGCAAGTTGATTATATGGGATATTTTGATAACTGGGAAAGCACAAAAACAACATTCCAGAAACAAACAATGTAGGTTCAGTTCGGCCAACGCCTGACTACTGAACCGAGTCTACATTGACTTGAGTTCTCACAGAGAACTGAACTCAAGGCATATTTGACGCCAGTTGATCGGCGTCTGACTACTGAACCAGATCTATATGATATTAGATTTGAATACATAAGATACAGATAGACCTAGATAAACACAAATAAACACAAATAGACTGAAATGGATAATAGTGGGTCTATACTTGGTAGACCCACCCACTATCCACTAAAATAATTTGGTAGAATTATTTTCTAAATATAAGTATAAAATGCC